TAGCAATCTTAGATAATAACGAGGCGTTGGCTAAAAAATTAAACATAGATCTAGATGCTGCAGCTAAGGCAAAGGCACTAGCGGATGCAATGGCTAAAGCAGCATTAGCAGCTGATCAATTTTCAAACTTTGCTATGGGCGCAGTCCAACGTGGCGAATATGCAGATGCTTACAAAAACATTAGTAACGTGCCTACTCAGAGCGTTGGCGGTGCTATGCAATTACCAAGCGCTGCAACATTCGCTATGGGCGGTGTATCACGTGGCGAATACGCACCAGTAACTGTAAACGTCGCTGGATCAGTATTAACCGAACAAGATTTAACTAACACAATCAATGAAACTTTATTAAGAATAAATAAGATGGGCCGTGGTACTACACCTGCAGGCGGTCTGTCTGGCGGCACCTGATGGCTGTACCAACAATCAATGCAATAATTAACTTTTCAACTGGGCCTAGTTTTGCCCAAACCATGATATTAGATACTGGCATATTAGGTACAAACATACTAGGAGATTCTGCATCTATTATTGTTGATGTATCAGATCAGATTAACTACATACAAACTAGTAGAGGCCGTAATGCTTTGGTAGATCAATTTCAAACAGGGCAATTAACTTTACGCATAGTAGATCAAAACGGAAACTTTAACCCAAGTAACCCAAGCGGACCTTATTATCAATTTTTAACACCAATGAAAAAGGTGCAAATAAGTGCCACATATAACGGCAACACCTATAACATATTTTCAGGGTTTATTACATCTTACGTAAATACTCAACCTAAAGATGCTACAGAGGTTGCTTATACAACCATACAAGCTGTAGATGCGTTCCGACTTTTTCAAAATGCTCAAATCTCAACAGTGGCAGGTACTAGCGCTGGTCAATTAAGTGGTGCAAGAATTAACAATATTTTAGATGCCATATCTTGGCCAGCAACTATGCGTGATGTCGATGCGGGTTTAACTACATTACAAGCAGATCCAGGCACTGCACGTACTTCTTTAGCTGCTATGGAAACTGTTGCTCAAAGTGAATACGGATCAGTATATGTAGATACCAATGGCTCGCTAGTATTCCAGGATAGAGCTGTAACCGCTGGCTCAATAGGTGGGGCCGTAACTACTTTCAATGACAATGGCACAGGCATTCCTTACGCCAATGCAATCTGGAAACTAGACGATTCTCTAGTATTCAATTCAGCCCAGGTGAGCAGATTAGGTGGCTCGCCACAAACAGCCATCAATCAGCCATCTATTGACAAATACTTTATACATTCATATAACCTACAAGACCTACTAATGCAGACCGATGCTGTGGCCCTTGATTACGCTCGTGCTTATGTTGCCAGCCGTGCGGAAACTGAGGTTACATGTAGCGGGATCGAATTGGACTTATATACATCAAATTACAACTCAGGCATCATCGCAGCCTTAGAGTTAGACTTCTTTGACCCGATTAGAATTGTTACTACCCAGCCAGGCGGATCTACTTTAGATAATACCTTGCAGATATTTGGCGTAGCAACAACTATCACGCCCAACAGCTTTAGGGTCTTTTTTACTACCCTACAACCAGTGATCGATTCACTGATTTTAAATAACAATATATACGGCACTTTAGACTATAATGTGCTCAGTTACTAAGGAGAAATAATGGCCGCTGGATTAGGATTCAAGGACTTTACAACAGGCGAGGTATTAACCGCTGCCGATGTCGATGGCTACTTGATGCAAGGTGTCTGGGTTTTTGCTAGCGCAGCAGCTAGAGACGCAGCTGTAACATCACCACAAGAAGGTAATTTTGCATATCTCAAAGATACAAATGTCACCACTTATTACACAGGCAGTGCTTGGGCAAACCTAGATACAACAGGTATGACTAATCCAATGACAACTACAGGCGACACGATTTATTCGTCAAGCGGTTCAACCCCTGCAAGATTAGGTATTGGTACAACAGGTCAAGTATTAACTGTTGCTGGTGGCGTTCCCACTTGGGCAGCCCCTGCTGGTGGCGGAAAAGTATTGCAAGTTGTTCAAGGCACTACTACAACAGCGACAACAGTAGCAAGCACAAGTTTTACTGATACGACCTTGACAGCAACAATTACACCATCCTCGGCAAGTAGCAAAGTTTTAATTATATTCAGTCAATCAGCCGCCTGGGGCAGGGGCGCAGAAGCGCAAGGTGCATCTGTGCAATTATTAAGAGGTGCTACTGTTGTTTATAGTCAAGATGGAAATGGTGGTGGCTTTAATTCAGATTATGCAGAGGTAGGCACTTTAAGTAATCCTAAAGGTTGGTCTCGTTATTTTTATGCAAATGGCACTTATTTAGACAGTCCAGCAACAACAAGCGCAACCACATATAAAACTCAAGGTCGGTGTGTAGATACTGCAAATTCTGGAAATGCAAGATTTCAACCGAATGATGGCAGATCAACAATTACTTTAATGGAAATAGGTGCATAATGGCTAAATCTTATGAAGTTTTAGGTATGTTAATTCCCAATGGTGGTTATGTTCAAGTAGGCGAAGATTATGATGGCATTCAATTTATTGATTGCAAACCAATAACAAAAAAACAATACGAGGATGGTTTTGCACAATATGATGCCTGGAAAGCAGAGCAAGATGCAAACAAAGCACAAGCCAAAATAGCCGCGCAGGGTAAACTTGCAGCACTTGGTTTGACTGTTGAGGATTTACAAGCTCTAGGTTTGTAATGCAACCCAAACTATGTGCGGCTGGTGTGCAGTTAAGAGATCAAGTTGATACCTGGTTTCCAGATAGGCGTACTGCTAGTGATGGGTGGGTGGGCGATAGTCGTCACTCCGCCAGAAAATCGGATCATAATCCAGACAGCTTTGGGTGGGTCAGAGCAGTTGATATTGATTCTAGCTTGGGTGCATCCGAAGGGATCAGTGCTTATCTGGCTGACCAGATCCGAATCGCAGGCAAAACCGATAAACGCATATCTTACGTCATTCACAATCACCACATCGCTTCCAAGTTATTAGGCTGGAAATGGCGAAGATACAAAGGCATAAACCCGCACACAAAACACATTCACATAAGCTTTACAAAGTTAGGCGACCTAAACGGCGCAGAGTTCGATATACCACTACTAGGGGGCAAGTTATGAATATGAAAAATCCATACGTACTAACACTAGGCGCATTCTTATCAGCCTGGGCAGCATCCAATTTCGCAGCAGATTATCGCTCTATTCTTTGGGCATTACTAGCTGGTGTCTTTGGGTATGCAACTCCTAAAAAATGAGCCCAAACGAATGGGTTGGTTTAGGCGTTGGCGCATGCGCAATAGCAAGCAGTTTATTGCTGGCTCTACGCTGGGTTATTAAATCCTATTTAACTGAACTTAAACCTAATGGTGGGTCATCAATTAAGGATCAAATCAATCGACTAGAAAAGCGTGTCGATGATCTCTTTATTTTAATTAGTAAGTCATAATTTTAATATGGCTACTAAACGCAAACCTAAGAAAAAGATAGCACGTAGACGCAGGACTACTAAAGAGCCTGTACTTACAAAGCTAGACTTCTGGGCTATAGCTGCCAATGAGGTTTATATGGCTTGCCGTAAATCTGGAATGGATGAAGGCACAGCTTTAGCGTTTGCGATGGATAGATCAAGTTATCCAGACTGGATCATAGATAGTAAAGATCCAATAAAGAATCCACTTGATGATTTTGAAGAGGATGAAGATTAAGCGCTACCTGGTAATCAGCGATTTGCAGGTGCCATATCATCATGAAGCAGCTGTAAAGAATGTTATCAAGTTAGCAAGACGGGAGAAGTTTGATTCTGTATTGGTGGTCGGGGATGAAATTGATTTTCAAACTATTAGCCGATGGGCTGAGAAGACACCTTTGGCTTATGAGCAAACTATCCACGCTGATCGTGAACTTACTAAATCAATATTGTGGGATCTCAGTGAGTACAGCAAAGAATGTATTGTACAGCGCAGCAATCATAGTGATCGCCTTTATAACACTTTACTAAAGGTGCCAGGGCTGATCAGCCTGCCAGAATTGCAATATGCCAAGTTTATGGATTTTGCAGGACTAGGAATAACTTACTCGAAGCAACCTTATGAAATACCTGGCACAAATTGGGTTATGGCTCATGGCGATGAAGGCAATATTAGTCAGCACGCAGGTATCACAGCTTTAAACTTGGCTAAAAAATGGGGTAAATCGGTTATCTGTGGCCACACCCACAGGCTAGGCATGAGTGCCTACTCAGAGGCCGTAGGAAGCCATTACAGGCCTTTATATGGTCTAGAGGTAGGAAACCTAATGAACCGACAAAAAGCGTCTTATTTGCGCTATTCTGCAGCGAATTGGCAGATGGGGTTTGCTATACTAGAAGCCACGGGCAAAACCCTGACGCCAACCCTGGTGCCAGTTAATAAGGATGGCTCATTTACAGCATTAGGCAAACACTATGGGGCTTAATACAGAGTACGAAGAGCGCACTATCGATGACCATATCGATGACTTCGAAGATATTAACGTTATCTAATCGTTACAAACAAAACAGTCTAAATCATCCACAAAGTCATACACAGGTGTCACACTATTGCCATGCCACAAAGTATGTGAGCATAGATAGGGCTACAAAATGACACTAGAAATGGCTATATATTTATTTATAGGTACAAGTCTTGCATGGTTATTATTGGCAACTCACATAGATGACCTAAAGCAAACTCACTATTGGCGAGGCCGTAAAGATGGTTGGGATATGCACCGCAGAATGATTAACAACAAAGTTAAAACCGATAAGGTGTTTGACTATGACAAGAACTGAGCAACTTTTTGCAGACGTCATTGACACATTGCATAGTCGAGGCGCTGACTATGGCCACCCGATCGGGAACCATAAGCGAATTGCCGAACTCTGGTCAGCTTACCTTGGCTATCCGATTCAACCGAATGAAGTTGCAATATGTATGTGCCTGGTCAAAATCAGCAGACAAGCTGAAGATCCAAGAGTCGATGACAATTACACCGATGCGCTTGGATACATCGCTATTGCTAAAACAGTAACTGAAGCGATGCAAGATGAGGATGGAGTTTGGAAAGATGGCATTTAATTTAGCAGATTACGAAACAGTC